CCCCTTGTTATACTAACTACCGAGACTTATGCCTCAGTACATTGCACTTCAACAACACATTCGTCTTGAACGCGAGTCGCGCCAGCTACGAATGATAAGTACACCTGATGGGCGTAAGACTTGTCAGGACGAACATCGATCTGAGTCTTAACGTCAGCACCAATACCAAGGCCCATTGCAGAAGCAGTGAACGCGAAGCAAGTACGGGTAGTAGAAGCTAGTGCCAAACGCTCAGAGCGTAGGAACTTGAAGCCCATGAACGTATCAATATCACCTTGAACCAAGGCTTTAATTGAGTTGTAGTCAGCAGACTTAACTTCAGTGGTGTTCAACAAGTTAGAAACCTGCTTAGAACCCAATACCATGTAACGCTCTTCATCTGGGTCAATATCGTTGCCATCAAGAATCTCTTTAGCAGTGATTAACTTGGCAAGGGTAAGACCAGCAGAACCGTGAACGATTTTCTGACCAGAAGGTAAGGCTACGTTAGAACCGTCACCATCGACAGCGTTACCAGTAGCAGCAGTGATGATTAGATCATCGATTGCGCGAGCCATAGAGTTTGCGCCAGACTTAGCGTAGTGACTTTCTGGGGTAACTAACATACGCACTTTGTCTTCACTATCAATTAGGTCAGCCCAATGATAGTCAGCCATAGTAGCTGTACGGCGTGAGTGTGGAACATCCAATACAGGTGTGTTGGTGTGACGAGTAGTTTTCGCTACAGCAGCAACAGTACCTAGACGTTCAAAGTTAAATTTCTCACCAGTTACAGACTGTTCATTTACTGCGCCACGAAGACGCGAACCCTTCTGTTGTGCAAGGTGAATTAAGTTGTCCTGAAACTGCTGGACAAACGCTTTTGAAATTGTATTAGCCATGAGTTATTTCTCCGAATTGGCAATTGAAATTGGCGTTTTAGGCTACCATCCGATAGTGGATGACCTCAACTGGCAATAACGCTTGCTTCAGCGAGATAGGATAAGGCCCATCTAACCCACAGAACTAAAGTATTTAGCTACTCTGTTAAATAGATGGTCGCTTATTCCTATGCGGTTATTAGTTTAAGCTTCTTCAGGGAACGCTTGAGAGTACAGGGCTTCCATCTTAGCTACTTCAGCATTGTGCTGAGGATGGTTGTTCACGTTATAGGGATGCTCACGGTTCCTGCGAACTTCGCTAATACGATCCTGTGCCTCTGTAGGCGATAAGGTGAAGCGGTTAGTTGACTCAATCCCTGCTGACTGTTCTTCGGTTAATGTAGCACCGATACTAGCCATTAGACGGATCATGCCAGCATTATTAGCTAGGCCACTGTCCTGTAGGAACTGTTGAGTCTCAGCATCGGCATAAGCCATTACCGCATTCTTAGCCGCAGAAAGTTTTGCATCATACGCATGGCCCCATTCCTTCTTGAGAAGGTCGTTGGCTTCTTGCATTTGTGCATCATGGTCTACGCTATCTTGATCTGTTTGCCCTTGGGTGTTCTCCTGCCATGACTTAACCTGTGCGCTTGATAAACCGTTATCAAAAGCCCATTGCATAAAGTCAGGGTCAGCACCTTCAACCTGATAACCGTCAACTGTATCAGGACGGCCAAGTCGAGCATACATTGCGTTACGGGCTTCAGTCTCATCACTGGGTAAGTTAAGAAGCGTTGGCACTTTGGCGGTTAGCTTGGCATTGAATGCCGTCCAATCGTCTGCGCTTGCCTCTTCACTAGGGATGCGTATTGAGCCACCAGCGTATTGCTGTGCGTCAAGGTAGGACTTAGCCAAGGTATCAATGTCTGGGATCTGTGATAGTGACTCATTGCCACGATACTCTTCCGATAGACCTGAATGCCACGACTCGGTTGGTTCTACAATTACATCATCACTCATTGTTCTTCTCCACTACATCATTAATTTCTAAATAGATGCTTCGCTGCCCCTCACGGAACGCTGTTTCATAAGGGTCTTTGCAAAACGAGCTGCGATCATTATAGGCCACCTTCATATTGGCCAACATACGCTTGCCCGTCTTGCTGCTAAACAACTCACGAACGTCTTTCTCAAACTGCTCCATCTACCATTTGCTCCAATTGTGCCGCTTGGGTAGCGCCCTCAATCTCTTGCTGGCCCTGATCCATCTCGGCTTGTTGTTGCTGCTGTTGCTGTCGAGCTTGACGCTTCTCAGCTACTTCCTCAGCACCTAGTAGAACATCTGCTGGTGCGCCTAGACGATCTGCAATAGTGCGTCCCGCCTTATCAACATCAACGATGTCTAAGACTTCTGGGTTCACTTGTGCAAGTTGCATTATACCATCCATAGTACGTTGAATGCCTGTTACCTCGTCCATCTTCTGGCTACGGGCTAGTGGGCCAACATACTCGATGTCTAAATCACCTCCTACTTCTTGTAATACTTCAGGCATAGGTGGCAAAGAGTTACCACGCATCATGGAATAGAACGCTCGTTCTACGATTGGGTTAAGGAACTCTGATTGAAGACGACCAAGAGTAGGCCCAAGCAAGCGTTGCATCAATTCATAACGCACCTGAACCTCTGTCGCTGTCATCTGTGGGCCATCGTTCAACTCTAACTGGTCAGAGAAGAAGATACGGCGTACTGAAGCACGAACATCGGCCAGCATTAGCTGATCTGCGTTCCAGTTAGTCCCGTTAACAATAGGCTCTAGGTTGTTCATGTCACGCACATACGTCACTGTACTAGGACGCATATCGATCTTGCCTAAGATGCCGTTCTGTAGAGCCTTTAGTGGTGGATCAATCGACTTCTCCCACGCTTTCATGGCCAGCTTACGGGATTCATTAAGGGTCTTGATGTCTGGGCGAGCCACACAAGCAGGGCCAAAGCCATATACGTCACCAGTGGTCTTAGACCAGCGTGGAACCATGAATGGGAAGTCGTAATAGCCTGTCTCTAGGCAGATCTTCTTGTCGATCACGCTTACATAGTAGCAAGCCCACTTACGCATATGAGGTGGGGCAACCATAGCTGCTTCACCTTCCATCTCTCTAGGGAAGATCGCGTGAATGTAGTCAAACTCTTTATCAGGGTCTGTCAACATAGCTTTCATTGCCTTTTCGCCACAGTTATCACCGAACTTCTGGTGAGCCTGACGAGCAGAGAGCTTAATCTTGCGGTAAACCGTATCGATCTTACCTTCTTCACTCTCAGCGATAACAACCCCTGACAAGTGACAGGCTCTGAAGTTAAAGCCATCGAACTGTGCGTCCTTACTCTTCACATCAAACTGAAGTACCGCTGTACCAAAGCCAACCATGTCAAGGTAACACTCGGCAACCTCAGTTGAGAAGTTAGACTTACCGAACTCTTGGAAGATGCTTTTACTACACTGCTCTAACCAGTTCTTGGCTTCTTTGTTCTCGTTCAACTCATCCTGACGGAACCGCAACCCGAACCACTTGGTTGATGGGCTAGTCAATGAGCCATGAAGCGAAGCAGACAGGATCTGTAGCGCATGGATGGCTGTTGAATCGTAGACCTCAGCGGCACGTTTAGTGCCTTTGGTAGTCGTTGAGATGAAATCAACCTTAGCTGGCATTAGGTATGTGGCTAACTCTTCCCACATCTGATCCCAGTTCACTCTGGCAGCTTTCAGGCTGTCATAGCGTTTGATTATTCCTTCTGGTGATACAAGCTTAGGGGCTATCATTATAAGATACTCAATTCAGAACGCTTAGTATCGGCATCATCGAGAAGCCCTGCGAACTTTGTGTTAGTACGGTTCATACGCATTAGGCGTAATCTACGTTGGTGAAGAGCCTTTAACTTAACGGGATCTGTTTCGTTCTTGATCTGTGTATCAATGTCCTTGATCTCTTTAATAGGATCTCGGCCAGCTTCAACCCTGTCACCCTTAGCACCGATGTCGGCCGTAGTTCTTTCACCGTCATTAGTCTTAGTGTAAGTGGCAACGCCGTTAACATAGGTCTTGGTAACATTATCACCGAAGCTAAAGCCACCAATGGTTGGTGTGTACACTTCGCTAGTTGTGGTGAATGGCTTATCAGTGCCGATGTCATACGAGTTGACCGTTGATACACGCTCACCAAACAAGCCTGAAGTCTCAGTGGTAGTAGTAGGTTTAATGCCTGACCGCTCCAATGATGCAAGGATGTACTTAGCTCTTCCTTGATCTTCCTTAGTAACAGCTCGATCACCTGAATAGATCTTCTTGCTGCCTAGTTCCTTTTGCTCTGCTGCCATCTCTGCTTGAGTAGCGCCACCTTCCTTCTTGGACTTCCAATAGGCTTGGTTGTAGCTCACCTCATCATTGCGGTACTTGTCCTTAATCATGCCACCAAACACAGAGTTTTCACTGTTCTTACCTTCTTCAGCCTTAGCGTTGTAGGTATCAGCATTAAACTTATCTCTGACAATTGGCTCTTGATAGCCTTGCAGTAAAGCTAAGTGCCTGTCCTTTACGCTCTTATCAGTGCTACCAAGCGGGATAGTGCCTTGCTTCAATGGGCCTGCTATAGCAACTGGGTTAGTGCTAGCAAAACGATCCTTCTCAGAGTAACTATCTACTGCTGGTGGCTTAGTAATAGCTGAAGCAACTGGAGTTTTAAACCGTTCCTTCTCACCCTTAGTGGCCGACATTACATCCATAGGTGGGGCTGAAACAACTTTAGGCTTAGGGCTAAGTATCTGGTCAGCCACCGAGCTTCCAACGATCTTGGCTGGTGCTGGTGCTTTACTCACTACCGCAGTAGATTTAGTAGGTGTAGCTGGACGGCGTACAGCAGCCTTTACTACAGGCGTTTTAGCACGATGACGCTTAGACACCTTAGCAGCTACTGATCCGACACCGCCACTTCCTGCCCTGCCACCGTTAGATGCGGCTTTCTTCTTAGGCGTGGATGTCTTCTTAAAGTATTTGCTAGTGCCGTTATCTACCTTAGCTTTAGCTTTAGGTGCTGCTTTCTTAGCAGGTTTATTATCACCACCAGTGCTTCCACCTGTACTTCCACCGCTCGAACTAGATCCACCCATGCCTACAACTCCTTAGTAAATGTAGCGCAAGACTTAAAGCCTGCGTCACTTAAATATTTAAACCAGCCCTTGCGTGGGCTTCTGAACTCAATTACATCAAACTCATACTTGCTAGCGATGACGTTTAATAACTCGGTCATCTCATGTATGACGCTAGGCCCGTTAAGGTATAGCATATCAACGTGGATAACTGTCTTGCCTGTGTACCTGTCAACATGATCCGTTAAGATCAATACGCCTCGATGGTGGCCACATTCATACACATAAAACGCCGCAGCGTTGTTAGCGATTAAAGCATTCATTACCTGCTCTGGCGTGAATGACTCTTGGGCCTTTCTTGCCACTACCTCAATAGCGTTGGCGAAGTAGTCCCAATCAGCCCTAACCATCGCTGGTGTCTGAGGTATGATTTCCATTATGCCTACCATGCTCCTAACGTATGCGGTTATTAGAAAGAACCTATAACCATAGGCTGTAGCGATTGAGGCTCTTGGAAGCCAACACCAAAGTACCTGAACGCATCAGCACCATGACTTGAGAAGTCGTGAACTGGTCGGTCTTTGTACACTTGGTTAATCTCATCGTACTGCTTATGGTAGGTTGAGAGGCAATCAAGTAACAGCTTGCACTTGTTCTCATCAAACCAGCAGCGGCTGAACAATGATCGCACTGCCTGTATGCCATCCATGATGCCGATGTTCTTCACCACGTTAAAGTGAAGCCCCATCTCTGCTGCCTGCTCCAACCGTGATCGCCCAGTGCCTAGCTCCCTCACTCTAATGTCGTGTGGTGCGTGATGATCGCCATAGATGTATGGCTTATCCTGTAACAGCTTAACGTAGAACGCCAG